TGATGTACTGGAGCAGTCCCGATGATGACCTGTAGCCCCGAAGTTCCTTTTGCTGGCGACGCCATACGGGTAGGTTTTTCAGCTACACGCACTCCATGGTTGTATGTTTTACTCATTCTTTTGCTCGTCTCCTTTCCTCAGCTGCTCTTCCGCCTCTTTGTACAGTTGGCACACCGGCCCTCCTTTTTTTAATTCAGCCAGTTTTTTTCCTCCCTCACTGATAGGAAAAAGAAGCTCTTTTAAAATGGGGATTTCTTTTGCCTTTGCATCAAAAAAGGAACCAGCCTCTCCACTGAAAACATCACAGTGCCTGGCGATTCCTTTTATATCTGGTCCCAGATAGATCAGGGGATTCTTCCCCCTTTTTTTCGTCCCTCTTGCAGGGGTCTTGGTTTCAGTTTTTCTAGCAGGCTCCTGTATGGGAGCTGCGTCATTTTTTGCACTCAACAGTAATTGTCCTCCTTTTCTATTGCTGGAATCTTAAACTCCATCGCTATCGCTCCAAAATAATATGGGTGTTCGTCCTCGGCAGATAATTCCCAGGTGATATTTTCTCCACATTGATAGTTGTCTAAATGAATATCTTTTTCAAACCGCTCACATATTGCCTGGATGATGTGTAGGGCCGACTGATATCCCGCCCGGTTAGGGTCTTCGTCTTTCAGGCCAAAATAAAGCAGTAAGTTTGTGATTCCGTGTTTATCTCTTGTGTTTCGAGATCCGTCCAGAAGAACCACCATGATATAGGGAAAATTCTCTTCATTCAATGAGCCTGCTTCCAAAATACTTCCTTCTGTTTCTTCCGAGTATATTGATTCCCGAATCGGCAAAAACTGTTTGAACACATTTAATTTAACCTTATCCCCATTCTTTCTTGGAAAACGATCATCCTTAAATATATTCTCCAATTCTTGAATAAAAATATCCTGTAGAAAAAATGTAGTAAACATTTATATCCTCCTTAAAACAAGATCAATATGCCGACTTAAATTATTTTTTAAGTCGTCTTCAATCACTGGTTTCAGTTTTCCGTACACTCCCGGACTTCCGATCATTGTCGGGACAGACGAGCCATACACTTGAAGAATCGGGAAGCGTGCGTCCGTTTTGCGGTAAAAAAGTCCTCTATGTCCAGATCCTTGATCGTCCTTTTTTACGCGTGTGACAAACGTCTTGTTCCCACTTTTTGTAATAGGCATAAGGGATGTACTTTGTAGCTGGTGTCCTTGTCCCGACTTTCTTTTTCCGTTTTTCCGGATTTCAAAGTAGCTTAGAGGGAGAGGGCTCCCTTTGGCATGGAGTACAGCGGTAAGCGTAGCATTATTTGCTCTAATAAGTTTTATATACTTGTTGATCTTCGTTTTCTTCGCCGCGTACCTTTCGCGTACTCCATCATTAAGCCTTTTTCTAGCCTTTAATGCCGTGTCGTTTACTGACATGCGCATGACCTGTCTTGCTGCCGGTGCCAGGCGTCCAAGGCTCCGTCTCACCTCCTCCAGACCTGTTACGTGGATGTTCATTGTGGGCACTTTTTCCACCTCCTTTAGCGCGCAGTTACCGCCCGGATGGTGATAGAGTATAAGCCCTGTTCGTTCACCGCCTTTTCCACGCGAAAATTCATGCTGTCAATCGTAACATGGGTTCCCGTTTTGGGAAGGCGCCCAAAATCTGACGCCTTTACATAAAACATGGTCTTGGCAAGACTGGTTCCATCGTCCTTGACTTCTTTGCAGAATTTCTCCCGGTTGAGAAATTCAACATCATCAAAAATGATGTTGACATTCTCCCTCCCATTTACCATGTGGGGTTCTCCAAATTCATCTGGGTTTAAAAAAATATCCGCGACATCATCACGGATCATCTCTTTGAAGTTTTTCATTGTGGACCTCCTCAATATACTCCAGTACTTTATCAATCAGTTCTGGTCTGTGCAGGTTCGCGTCCAAGCCAGACAATCCAATGCTTTCCGCATAGTCAATGATATCCGCCTTGCTTTTTAATTTCCCCAGCTGCTCTTCTGTGTAAAATTCCGGTATATTGTCCTTTATTGTATCCGGATTAGGAGTTTCACCATCTGGACATATGACTTGTTCCTTAGGAATAGTAATGACCGGTTCCTTCTCTCCGGAAGAAAAATTATCGTCCTCCCCGCCGGAGCTTTCTTCTTTGTCATAAATGATCTTTACCGTTCCCGCCTCTTTCCAGGCTTTTGTCATTTCCGGATTATTGTTCGGGAGTTCATCTCCCGGTTTATAAGTGACTGAATTGTATAATATGGGCACTTTTGCAATTATCTTCATTTTCATCCCCCTATCCCATCAGTTTTACAGCAACATATGTATCTGTTGTTTTGGCAGCAACCGCCGCATAACCCACTGCAGTATTTGTTGTATCATCCGACCCACTCTCCTTTGTGACACAGTTATTTTCTTCATCCAGATATAAATTTTCCCCTACCTCGTAAGCCTCTCCGGAAGCTTTCGACATCTTGAAACATCCCTCTACAACTAGGGGGCCTGTCTGTCCAGGCTTAATATCGTCCCCGGCAATTCCGATCCTGTCCTGGATCTTCACAACAGTTCCCGCCTGGATTGAGCTGTTTGTATTATTTTGGTAATCGAGAGTGCCGCCTTTTTGCCAATATTCTGCTCTCATATTCTTTCCCTCCTTACTCTAGTGGTGATTGGATTGCAACGCCCGGATTTTTTATTCCTCCGCGGAAATCCATTACAGAAATTCCCCAGTCGAGATATACATCCCATATAAATCCCAGAGTTCCCGGTTTTTCCATCCTCCGGATCGTTGGGGTTTCCTGACCGTTCAGGTAGTCGATCTCAATAAAATCGGTGTCCCCTCTGTCTCCGATTATAAACCATGGTGCCGGATTGTTATCTGCAAGTACATTGATTGTAGGATCCTCCACAATCATAATGGAATTTCTGTAGTTGTATAACGGGTTTGCAGATTGTGTATTCCCAGTTGTGTTTATCGTTGGGGAATTAAACAGGGTAAACATATCAAAGGCAAGCCCGATTGGTACTACAATGATTGCTGGCCTTATGATGATTGCCTCCCCTTGTTCGTCAGTCTGCGCCTGTAAGGCAAGGAACATCTTTTGAACTGCTGCCTGCGTGATTCCTGTGCCAGTGGCAAGCACGTTTTTATGTACTTTGCTGAACAGGGCGGTCCCGTCATAAATCGCTGCATTATTTACCATGATCTCATAAACCTGCTTATTCTGCGTCTTCCTTGCGCTTGCTGCATATCTGGATGGTATGGTCGTCAAAAATCCTATATCGTCATTGATAAAGGCCTGGCGCGTCATTGTGAACTGGCGTCCCCATGTTTCCAGTTTCCTTGTTGGTTTTTTGGTGTCGGAAGGAGCGTCATGTTTTAACTCTCCATTTTCCCCAACTCTCAAAAATGCACCTGCGGTTCCTGCCACATAATAATTATCGTGGATCTTAAAATCCGAAAGGCTTCCTTTTTTCACGAACTGATCAAAAGTCACTGCTGCCTTCTTATGCCCTTCCTGGTACGACTTATTGATCGCTGTATCGAGAATCGAAGGAAAGGCAGATGTTGGATTATAAAAATCTCTTGCCATGTCATTAAATAATTCGTCGCTTGATCTTACATTCAGGTTTGTGCGTCCCTCTTTGGCCATTGTCGTAATGGCAAGATCCCTTAGACTTAGTGACATAAGCTCGCGCGCTCCATCTGCAGATTTGTCCAGCTCTATTCCACCACGCAGGATTAAAGCATCGGCGGCGGCAGCGCGAAATTTATCATTTTCATCTGCGTTTACAAATACTTCTCCACTTCCCCGCGTCCCCACGGCTCCGTTTTCTTCCTTTAATTTCTCAAGCACTGCTTCCCTGACTTTGTCAACGGAATCCCCTCCGTCAATGTAGTCATCCACCTCCAAATCAAATTGGCGGCCAAGTTCCCGGATTTCTTTGATTCTGGACCTTTCATTTTCGAGAATCCGCTGGTTGTCCTGCTGTTCTGGCCGTCCTGTCTCATTTCCTTGGTTTTCGATCTCTGCCAGCGCCTCTGTACAGATATCAATCTCCCGCTGGAGATCGTCAAATTCTTTCTGTTCGTCTTCGCTTAGATCTCTTTTTTCCTCCTTGGCTTTGTCGACAATCTCCTGTTGCCGCTGTATCGCCTTGCTTAATCGTTTTTTCATCAACTTAAACCTCCATTTCTGTTTTTATTTATTTGAATCTGGCGCTCAAGCCTGTTTCTCACCGGCTCTTGCTCCTTTTGATGAAACACTTCTTTCAATTCTCTTCCAACACCCACGGTCTGGTCTGCTGGGACAGATACTATCGAAATTTCAAAAGGCATCCATCGTTTAGCGATGGACGCCGGACCCTTAAATCTTCCGTCGGATGATGTATGGTTTGGAAGCACATCTTCCCAGCTCCCTACCCGATATCCTACGGATACTCCTTTTAGAGTTCCAGAAGAAACCTTTTGAAAAATTTTTTCTGATTCTTGGTCAGTATCAAACTCGATTTCCGCCTCTCCTCTTCCGTTTTTTATTTCTGCACGCAATATCTTTCCGATCACAACATCGCGCTTATGATTGAACAGCACACAGCCAATCTCGTTTAAGCGCGTCAAATCCACGCATCCTTCTGAATGATCCAGTATCTCCAGTCCAAAATAACGCTCATAGGGTTCTTCTGAAGAAAAACTGATACGGAATTTTCTCTCATTCCCTTCCCCTTTGATTCGTTTCAGCGAATTTATTAATAAATCCCTATTTAAGGTTGTCTCCTTGTTTTGTGTTAAGTTCTTCTTTTCTTTGTCCATAGATAATACCTCCAAGCTCTATTCCTTTTTCCCTTCCGTACTCCAGCGTCCTGTACATATCATCGATCTGATCTTTCCAGTCCCTTCCATTTTCTGCCGCAATCTGCTGGAATGTTTTTTGTCCTGTCTGCAGAGCAATCTTATTTGCATTACTTTCCTTTATTGGATCAATCCACTTTTTAGGTGCCTGAATCCAGTCATGGGCCAGATAATTATCTTTCTTTTCCCAAAAATCTTTTATCACTACTTTGCCTGCCAGCACAATGGAAATAACAAAGGTTTCGTAGATTTCATCCATCATTTCTTGCAACAACTCTTTTTCTCCGTCATATGTCAGATCATCCTCGATCAGTCCCTGTCTGGCAGAAGAATAATTTGCCTCTGACATATCCCTGGACATTGCCTCGTACGAAATGCCTTGTCCGGCTCCGATCATTCTCTGCTGGAGTTTTGTATATGCCGTTGCATCTGTCGCCTGGCCACTTGGGTTTACCACCTGCACTTCATCTCCGGCATTTAATTCTTTGATCATGCCGGGGGTAAGTCTTTTCCCATCATATTTATGTTTTTGGGATATTGGCCCCGTGCCACGTCCTACCGTTCCCGACCCCGGAGTGATCTTTTTTATAAAAACTGAAAGGCAGGCCGCTATTCTTTCTTTCACTGACACCGCCGTCATAAACTCGTTTGTGTCCCGGATCCTTGTGGCAGTAGGCGTCATATCTGATATTTCCCGCACCTGGCTAGGCCTTGTTTTCTGCCAGTAAAAAATGATATCTTTAGCCTCCACATATACTGGAAGCTGGACCGAAAAACCATCCAGGCTGTATTGTTTGATCCAGTATCCCTCTGGTCGGTTATATTTATTTAATTCAATCCCGCCAATCACCTTGTTTCCTTTCTTCTTAGGGATCGTCTGAGATATATCAAGTTCATCTACTTCCAGACATTGCAGCTGAAAAGGTATAAAACCTTCCGAGGTAAAACACTTTTTTATTAAAATAGCACCGTCGATCTTTTTTCTCCGTACAGCCATTCTCAGTATTTGGTTTAGTGACTGCTGCCCTGTCACATCACAGTTTCTTTTTTTGCACCACTTTCTCCACAATTCCTCTATGGAGGTATTTAATGTTTCATCGTTGGTTTTTGCCTGGAGAGTAAAGGCTCCCCCTACCACATTTCTTCCGTAAGCGCCTATCACAGAATTCATTAAATCCGAATTTCTTTCCAGGTCTCTTGTCCTTGCCCGAATCACATCGCGTGAGCCTCTGTCCGTCTGTTCCGCACTTTCGTTTGTCACGCGCCACCCTGCATTGAGACGGTTTTCATTACCCGCATCGTAATTTCTTTCCGCTTCATATGCCTGTCGGAATAGCTCTCTTTTATACCCTCTTTCCGGAGAGATGAAGCCCACTATATTATCAATCCAGTTCATGTTTACCTCCCATCAAACATAGCTACATAAGTAGAATCCATTAGAACGCCTGATTCTTGTTTTACTGTTGCCGTTAGCTCGTTTTTTAATTTTCGCAGCATTCCAAGGTCTGCTCTCGTCAGGCTGCGTGTGCCGATCTGGTAAGACTGCCCGCCGCTTACAACTTTGCTGATCGCTATCTTTACCTCTCGTAACAGTTCTTCGTCGTCCATATCTTCCATTTCTTTCAGTTCTTTCATATTTTCGCCTTCTCTCTTTCTACACCCAGTCTTCTTTGTTCTTGATCCAATCCTGCTCTTCTTTTTTGTTATATTCCTGCTCCTCCGGCTCATTGTCCTCTTCCTGGAGATGTAAGGTCCGTACACCCATCATATCTGCAGCCGCAAAACAATATACCTCTGCATCCAGATAATGATTGTTAGGTCTGGAGGTTTTTGGTATCCATTTCTTTTTCGTTGCACCATTCTGCGTCTTTACATTTACTTTGTGTTCATTTGTCACCTGTGCAGCATATTCTTCATCGCAACCGGCGTATACCATCCAGGCTCCCCTTCCCTGGCGTCTCCGCAGGCGGGCAGCAATCATATCTTTGTATTTATCCCCGTCCACAGTGACAAGCCGCATCCCATTTGCTTTTGAGTTTGCTTTGTTTACTGTGCTGATCTTGTAATGGGTCATGAGCTCTTTATTGGCCCCTTTGACGGGTAGTGCCCATTCGCTGTTATCTGCGCATATATCATACACTGTGTCTGTCTGATCTCCGGAATCAATTAAGACGAGGTTTACTATCATTGGTGTTCCATCCTCTTTTTTAAATTCCAGATTCATTACATCTTCAACTTCTTCTCTCGAGGCATATTGTCCGTGTGCGATGTTTTGGCTTGTCATATGGTCGCCCCATGCGCGTATTGTCCAGTAAAAAGAAGATCTCTGTACATCTACTCCACCGGTGATAATCTTGGCCCATGGCGGGACTATAAACTCTTTCATTTCTGTTTGCCTATCCAGCACCATGCTTTTACTCATTTCCGTTTTTTTATCTTCCCACGGTTCCGCGAGCCAGGAATTTACAAAGTTCTGTAATTGATCCGGGTCATTCTTGCTTTTCAAAAATTCCATGACAATTTCTGACCAGGTTAAAAACCTTGAATACAGGGCATTGATCCAAAAAGAAACTGTCCTGGCTTTTCCAACGCACGTCTTTTTTACATCCCTCCATTCCCCTTTGCGAAGCATCTTTATCTTGTCTCTGTCTGTGATCTTTCCTCCGCACTCCTGACATATGTATACCGCTTCTTCCGCCCTCTCCTTGTTTGTTCCCTCCTTTGGAAACTTGATCTGGTCAAACCGAAAAATAATATGAGAACCACAATGAGGACACGGAACAAAAAACTTTCTCTGTTCATCCGCATCCTCATGAATCCTCCACACATAATTCGTTTTAAGTGTCGGAGTACTACATGTATATATTTTTCTGCTATATGTGTATTTATATGTGATAAGGAAGAAGTTTGTTAAAAAAGATTACCTGTTACAGACATA